TTAAGTGATATTCCATTTTAAGGAGATAAGATGATTAAAAAAGAAGAAACTTTGCATCTCAAAGTCTGCGATTATCTGCGTAAAAACTACCCTGATGTACTATTTCGTACCGATTTCTCGAGTGGTATGAAGATGACACCTGGTCAAGTGGCAAAACACAAGAAATTTCAAAAATCCCGAGCTTGGCCAGATCTGTTCATTGCTAAGCCAGGACAAGACGTTTTTTGAGATAGCTTAAGCGGCGAAAAATATCACGAATTTTTTGGCGGATTATTTCTTGAGCTGAAGGCGGAAGGCACGAAACTTTACAAGAAAAATGGCGAAATGGTGGCGAATAGACATTATCGAGAACAAGCAGAAATGCTTAAAAAACTTCGAGATGAACACTATTATGCAGAATTTGTGATTGGTTATGAAGATGCAATTAAACAAATTCATGAGTATTTAGGCAAACCAAAAAATAAGGAAGTTGAATTTTAATGAGTAAGAAATCACTACGCAAAAAACAACGCAGAAAACGAAAGAAGTTAATTAATGAATAGTTTTACAATTAGATAGAAAGACGAAAAAGGAGTTGAGTACTCTAAAAACTACAAAACCATAAACGATGCAACCTACGCTCGCAATTGGTTATTAAAAAACGGTGCTAAACAGGTTGAGATATTTATCAATAAATAAGGAGGAACTATGAAAATTGAAATTCAATTCAAAAACAGTCAAGCTCAAATTCCAGTAAAGGTGATCCCCGCTGAATGGAAGCGATATATCGAGGTGTAGCTTGTACTGAACTGTTCAACAAGAAAATCGAAGTTCCAGAGCATAAATCTCGAACTTTCGAAGAAACATCTGAAGAAATTAAAAAAGCTTTAAAAATTGAAGGAGATCGAAAAAGATATTTAGATAGTCAGCGGAATAAGTTGAGGAAGTTAAAGAATGAAAAAATATAAATTACTAAAAGATTTACCATTTGCAAAAGCTGGTGATATTGTGGAAATGTGGAGCGATGGAATTATGACTTTTATATACGACCCTACACTTCCACGAATTAATAAAAAAGATGTGCGAATGTTCCCACTATGGTTTGAAGAAGTCAAAGAACTAGAAATACCAGATGAGTTCTATATTGTTGAACCAATGATTGCTGAAACTCGAGTAATAAGAAAAGAAGACGCAGAAACAGTAGAAGAATATGAAACAAAATTTAAGAATTATTCAGACTGTGGCTTAGCATTTTTAATGTCTCACGAAGCTGTAAAATATCTTGCTTATCTCAAAGCCAAAGCGATTATCAAACAAGATGCCAAAGGCTTTAAACCTAATTGGAGAGATAAAGACGAAGATAGATTTATGGGGTGCTGGGATTTTAAACGAAAAAGAGCTCTTTTTGATTATGGAGACGCATTTAAAACCCCAGAGATATATTTTAAATCTAGGGAAGACATTAGCGAAAGCTTCAAAAAACATCCAGAAGAATGGAAGACTTATCTGACCTATGAACAGTAATAATAAAATCTTCAACCTAAACCGTGGCACTAATATTATCTCAGCTGATAATAGAATATGGGAGATAGTTTGCCACGATTACCCTTATACTAAGTTAGTGAGTGGTTGCTCAACTGCTTATGTAGATATTCTGAGTGAAGTTAAAAAAAACGAAGGCGGATATATAATTTATGAGTAAAGAATGCCTTAACCCTGACTTTGCCCATATCGTAGTTGAATATGAGAATGGTGTTGTTAAATCTAAACATCAATTCCCAACAAAGAATTTAGCTAGAACATTCGTAAAAACAATGGGTAAAAATTTTAGATATAAGGGGCAAAATAAAAAAGCCTCATAGTCCTTCTGCCCTACCATATGGCGTTAAACTGGGCAAAAAAATATTGTTATGATGACTATTGAATTTTGAAATAGCACTTAAAGGTGCTATTTTTTTTACGTACTATTTGTTTAAAATTCTCTATTTATAACATATTTTGCATTTTTTCTGCAAAAACATTGAAAAATAAGGAATTTTATGCTATAATCAATATATGTATAAATTGAATTCATTAAAAGTATCTAACTTCCGCTCTTTCGCTAAAGAGCAAAAAATAGAATTTAATACAGATATCACAGCCGTATATGGTGCGAATGCGAGTGGTAAATCAAATATTTCAAGATCCCTCAATTTTATGTTTTGGTTTATGAGTAATTCGTCATCGGCCAATATATCTAAAATACCGTTCGAACCTTTTTTACTTAGAAAAGATAACACTAGTCCAACATCACTAGAAATAGAATTTTCATCAGATAAAACGACATTGCGTTATGGTTTCTCTTTTAAATCAGATAAAATTATATCTGAAGAATTAGTAGACCTATCAAGCCAAAAAGAGAAAATTATTTTTAGTAGAACTGGGCAAAAAATAAATAATATTAAAACAGCTAAAAAATTCAAATTCACAAACTCTTTATTAGAAAAAACTCGTCAAACAACACTATTAATAACAAAAGCGCGAGAAGATAATAATCAATACGCTAATATTGTTTTCGATTTTATTGATAAAATAGGAGTATTCTCTTCGAATAACCCAAGCCTAAGACAGTCAAGTATTAAGATATTAAACGAAAGGCCAGAACTAAAAGATAAAGTTCTTAAATTCTTAAGAAGTGCAGATCTTTGGATCCGAGATTTTACAATTAATGAGATAGATACTCCTGATGAGATAATTAAGAGTCTTCCTATAGTTGATGAACTTAAGGAAGGCTTTAAAAAGTCAACTTTAATCAAAACAAAACATAGTGTGCGTGGAGAAAAAAACGAAATTGTAGATTATATTAATTTTTCTCTTGATGATGAAGAATCTACTGGTACTCGCATAATTTTTGACTTGGCACCTCTAATCGTAGCATCGGTAGAGGATGGGACTCCTTTATATATAGATGAATTCGGAATATATCTTCACCCAGATATCTGTTCTTATATATTGAAGTATTTTAAGGATAAAAGCCAATCTCAACTAATAATAAACACTCATGATACATCACTTATGAATGCATTGTCACGAGAAGAAATAATCCTAGTAGAGAAGAATCAGGCTGAAGAATCTCTTATTAGCAGACTATCGGATTATTCACCGAGAAAAGATGCCCCCATAGAGAAGCATTATAGAAAAGGTTTATATGGGGCCCGTCCATTTTTAAAGGGGATTAAATAGTGAATTCTCCTTCATCAATACTTATACTCTGTGAAGGGCTAACAGAGAAACTTTATTTCGAAATTCTTATCGATAATATGCATATTAATGCAGTAGAAATTGAAATACTAGGAAAAAAGGGGCAGCATAAAGCACTAATTAGAAAATGTATAGAAGAGAGAAAAAAATATGCTGAAGAGTATAATATCTATGAAGATGATATTGAAGTTTGGGCGGTATGCGACCACGACAATATGAAAATTGGATATCAAGATCTCTTTAGATATGCCCAAGAAAATGGTATAAATTTAGCTTTTTCTTGCCCTCAATTTGAAACATATTTATTGCAACATTTTGGTTATCAAAAAAATCGAAAAAGTAAAAAAGAATTAGAAGACGATTTAAATAACTGTGTATTAAGCCATTGTGGAATGAAATATTCTAAATCTGATTTAGAATGGCTCGACAAAATGGTGGATGAAACCCCTGATAAGATTAATGAAGTGATTGAGAATGCTAATAAATTCGATACTCACACCAGCAAACCTTTTTTAACAGTCCAAAAACTGACAGAAAGACTTGTTAATCTAGCTCGATAACTCAAAAAATGCGAATTTTTTTTGCATCTTTTTAAAACTTATGCTATAATATAGGTAAGGGATCAATGGGCACACTATCAGTCGAAAAGATTGTTTAGTGTGCTCATTTTATTTTTGGGCAGAAAGGTGAAAGATGGCTAATCCTAATTTTAGCTCAAAAATATTAATTCGTAAGTTAGAAGATGATTCAATAGTTGTTTTTTACGATAGGCACTCAATTTATGTTAAGAGTCAAATGGGAATCTTAGTTTTTCATCGCTGGTTCGCGCCAAAAGGGTATTACACTAAAAACTTTAAACCATTTTCTGAAATAGCTAAGCGCAAGAAACATTTAACGGCTAAACGCTTATTAGATGCTGGGCTAAAATATGGCGTAAGCTACGCTATGGGAACTAAAATACCAAAGCCAAAATCTGATAGCCAAGAAATAAATTTTATTTCAGAAAAAGGAACTTGGACAAGAAAACTTACGGCTGATTATTATTCGGAAAAGGAAAGACAAGATATACTTAGAAAGATTGGATATGGCAAAATCGAAACAGAAAGCTAAAGAGAAAGAATTTACACCACAGCAAATTAAATTTGCGATGTTTTATTATTTGCCAGATTCTCCGACATACGGAAACGCTAGACAAAGCGCTTTAAAGGCTGGATTTTCTGACAAATATTCTAGGAATATTACAGTAAAGAACCTTAATTGGATTAAAGATGTTGTGTTGGAAATTGGGGGAAAAGGCGTTTCGAAAGATAAGCTTGTTCGTAAAGCTAAAAGAGTGCTAGATAAGAGCTTGGATAGTGAAGATGAGAAGATAGCGCAAGATACGGCTAAATTCATTGCGAAGACAACCACAGAATTTAGCGAAAAGCAAGATATAGTGTCGAACGGCGAAACGCTAACTGTTGCAACATTGGAGTTTGTGAATGGAGATAATCCGAAAGAGAGTTAAAGTTCCGATTGAATTTAAGCCACTGTTCGAAGAGAACAAATGGCGAAACCTTGTTTTTTATGGTGGGCGATCGAGTGGAAAGAGCCACGATGTCGCCCTTTCTCAAGTTTTAAGGGCAAGAGAAAAGAGATTGAAATTCTTAAATTGCCGAGAATTTCAAAACTCAATTAAAGACTCAACGCATGCTTTAGTTAAAGCTATTATTTTTGATTATGGCTTTGAAACTGAATTTATAATTACTAATGATTCTATAAAACATAAAAGGACTGAAAGCGAATGGATTTTTAAAGGTTTGCATGATAATGTCGAAAGCTTAAAATCTATTCCAAATATTGACGAAGCGTGGGTTGAAGAAGCCAGCACCGTTACGAAGCGCTCTATTACGCTACTCAAAAACACTGTGCGTAAAGATAACTCAAGGCTTATTTTTACCTTTAACCGAGATACTGAGCGTGATCCAGTCTATGTTGAATATGTGATGAAAAAGCCAGATAATACTTATGCGATTAAAGTAAACTATGACGTGCTAGAAAAGAACGGGCTTTTTCCAGATGTGATGCGAATTGAAATGGAGAATGACAAGAAAAACAACCCTCAAGAGTTCGCTCACACTTGGCTTGGTGAGCCACTTTCACAAATCGAAAATGCTATATTAAACCGTGATAGAGTGTTAAACGCTATGGATCGAGAGATAGAAGATGACGGCGAAATTCAAATAGGTGTCGATGCGGCACGACTTGGTGATGACCGCTCTGTGTTATGGAAGCGTAAAGGTTTGAAGACAATTGACTTTAAAGTGTATGAAAAACTCAGAACTAATGAGCTTGTGGAGAAGATAGAACAGTTCGCTCAATTAGATAAGGAAGTGCTAATCAAGATTGATGACACGGGAGTTGGTGGTGGTGTGACTGATCAGTTATTAGCTAAAAATTATAATATTCAAGGTATTAACTTTGCGCAAAAGGCGGTAAATGATGACAAATACCCAAATTGGATTAGCGAAGCGTGGTTTCATTTGCAAAGCGTAATTGATGAAATACAACTGCCAAATAACACTGATTTACTCCAAGAATTAACGACCAGAACTTGGAGTATGGATAAAAAAGGAAAGCGAGCAGTAGAAAGCAAGGGGGACTATAAGAAGCGGGGAAATCGAAGCCCTGACTTGGCTGATGCCTGCATCTTGTGCTATTATACCCCACCAAAACCTAAGCCTATTGTTTATGCTGGAGTGAGGTAGGTTTTTCTGATATTTTTTTGGTTAAATCCGCCATTTTAGTCAAAACACTTACATCGATCTTTATATTTGAAGCTAAATTAAATTTTGATATATCTGAGCGAACGTTTGATACGATAGAACCGATGTCTAGATGTTTATTTATAACTATCATAAATTCTTGAAAGACCGAATTGAAGTCTGGATTGTGTAAAATATCTATGAGCTCTTTGCATTGTTGTATAAAATCATGTAAGAAAGCTTCATCGACTACTGTATCCTTAACTATCTTATTTTTGTTTATACTGCGATGTATTTTCACATATTTGCCATTAAGATTATGTGGGAGACTGTGTGCAATAGAGTTGCGCATTTTAACTATCTTTTTATATTCTCTCAAAATAATCTCAACTTTATTATGATCGTATCCACCGCATAAAATTCTCTGCCCGGGTAGAGTCTTCTCGAACTTCTTTATAAGCTCATATTTTCCGTGGGTGTATTTTAGGTTCTCTAACATATCATTTTTTATATTGGGGAAGCGATTAAAAGCTTCTATATTATCAGCTATTGGATTAAATGAGTTTATTCTGGTTTGAACCTCTAATGAGATTATACTCATAAGATAGTCGGCTTCTCCGAGTAGTTGGTTGAATTCTGGTGTTGGTTTTGGTATGTCGTTCATATCTATAGTATATCATTAATTTAATTGTTTTACTCGACTATTTGAACTTATAGTTTAAATATGTTTAGAGATTTTTTTAGCCGTTTGGTCGGCGGTAATATGAAAAAGAAGAGCGCCTTGCGCCACGCTTTCAATCGGCCAAAATCAATGTTAGGTGCGCATGCATTTTATAAAGGGTTGTCGTATGATAACTCATATCCGTCTATTTCACGAATTGCGAATGAATTTATGACAATTAGGCCGTATGCAATAGACAATAACGGTAAAACAATTCAAGATTCGGTGGTGATGAATAAAATATATCACCCAAATCAACAGATGAGCGGTGCAACTTTTCGCGAGGCTTTAGCACTCCTAAGTTTGGTTTTTCCTAAAGTTTATGTTTTGGTTTGGAGCTATAATGAACACGGCGCTCCAACAACTGGACAAAAAATTACTCCTGAAAATATAGCAGGATTTACTATTCTTGAGGGAGTTTCTGAATATTATGTTGGCGAAGAGAAACGCTATCGAGTTGGTTCTAATGAGTATTTTGATTATGAAATTATTGAACTTCGAAGTGGGGTTAATCCATATGATTTGAGCGGAGGATATAGCCCGACTGATGCCGCTCGAAAATGGGCATCGATTGATGATTATATTGCAAGCTATCAAGCTGGTTATTTTGAAAATGGTGCTGTTCCAGCTGGACAGTTTATTATTACCGCTGGAAGTGTTGAAGAATATAATAATATTGTCGACAATCTGCAAGCACGACATCGTGGCAGTGGAAGTAACAATAATGTGGTTTATGTTCATCGCCCAATTGAAAGTGCAACAGGTAAGCCAGTTAATGCTCAGATTGAGTGGGTGCCGTTTGCTGAAAGCAATAAGAATCTCGACTTAAAAAGCTTGTTCGACCAAGCTAATAAGAAAATCGACAGCATCTATGGTGTGCCGGCGAGTATTCGAGGTGTAAATGATAACAATACTTACGCCAGTGTGCGAGTGGATGAGCAGATTTTTATTAAATACACAATTAAGCCTTTTGCAACACGGATCTGGAGTGAATTTACGCATCAATTGAACCGAATTACAGGCGGCTTGGGCTTTGCGATAACTTTTGACCTTGATATTCCAGGTGTAGCTGAAGAAGAGAAGATTGAGACTGAGCGTAAAGTGGCTGAATTGACTTTAATTAAAGCTGGCTTAGATATGGGGTATTCATTGGATAGCATAGTTGATGCATTTGAACTAAGCAATGGCTATAAAACGCTTAAAATGGGTGAAACTCCACCAAAAATTGAGAACGACAAGCCCGAAGTTGATGACGGTGGTGAAGTTGAAGAATCGCCAGAAGATTTAAACGCAAAAAGCGCGCATATCTGCAATGAGTGCGGAGATCATCACTGTTTAAAAGCTGAGCCAAAAACAAAAAACGAAAAACAAAAAGATAAAGACCAGAATGCATTAGAAACTGTCTTTCGTGACATGACCAATGAGCAGATTGAACGAGCTATTGATAGTGATTTCGAAGATTTTGACCTTGGCGATAAAGATCGTGAAAAATTCAAACAAAGAATAAAGGTGATATTGCTGAGCGTGCTGGTAACCCGTGGTGTGGTGGCTTGGAGTGATTTTGTTTCAATATTAAAGCAAAACAACATATCGACTGATGATCTGACCGAATTTAAGCTTTCTGACAAGCTGAAAAAACATTATGACAAAATGATAACTGATTTTACTAAGAGTTTTAGTGAAGATACGGCACGATCGATTGCTGACAGAGTTGCTCAAGCAGAAATGGAAGACTGGAATAAGGAACAGTTAGCTCGTAGCTTGCGAGATATAACAAAAACCGAAGAGTGGCGAATTCAGCGAATAGCTCGCACTGAAACACACCGAGCGCACGGTTTGGCTGGTGTGGAGGCTGGTGTGCAAATTCAGAATGAATCTGGCGTGCAGATTTATAAAGAATGGGTGGTGGTGAGTGCCAATCCGTGCAAATATTGCCGTGGAATGAATGGCCGGCGAGTTAATGTAACTGAAAGCTATGTTAAAAAGGGTGGAATTCTAATTGGTAAATCGAAAATCCGTGTCAATGATTACGCTGATATTGATACAGCTGGCGCTCACCCAAACTGTTCTTGTGTGGAGAAGTTTGGGATTGAAGAAAATAATAGTGAACCTTGGAGGAGCGTTGAAATTGAAGAATTACCAGCCGAGAAATTTAATGAGGTTTATGGCAAGGGTTGGAAAGGCTTTAGTTTTGAAACTGAGCCACCATTAAGCCAAAGAGAAAAAGAGATTGCACAAATCTTTTCAGCGCAAACAAAAAAGACACCTTTAGCGATTAGGCGAGTTGAAAAGCCAGATGGTATAAAAACCCCAGACTTATTAGTCGATGATAAGAAATTTGAGATTAAGAAAGTATCAAGCCCACGTTCGGTAGAAGATCAATTAAGAAAAGCGCGTAAACAAGGAGCTTTTGGTGTAATTCTTGATATAGATGATGAAAAATACAATTTTGAAGATTTAGCTGCGGAGATAAAGAGAAGGCAAAAGCAGTTTAAGATTGAAGAAATATACAAGATATTAAATAACGAGATTATAGACTAAAAATAGACCAGCTCGCCGAGTCCTATGCAGGACACGACCGCTGGTCTATTTATTTTTGTAAGCCTTACTATTTAAATCTTATCATATTCAAGCTAAAAAGTCAATATCATCTAATTATTTTGTATAGCTCGACTATTTACCAGTAATATGAATTTGTAATAGTAAATTTAAAGAGGAAATATGGCAGAAAAAGTTAAGAAAACAGCACTGGAGCTGAAAACTGAAATTTCGAAGTCCGTGGGAGAAAATGAGGAGCGAAAAATTAGGTTTGTGGCATCGAGTGTGAACGAAGATCGCCATTACGAGAAAGTGGACGTTGCGAGCCTTCGCCTACCTTTAAAGCAAGGTGGTGAGATCCGAGCTGGAGCAATCCCAACAGAAGGAGTGAATGATTTAGTGGATATTCCGCTAATTCTAAACCATTCCGGTGATGTTCGGGACACAATCGGTTCAGTGCGTAGTGCTTTCTACGAAAATGGTGAGCTGATTTTTGAAGCAGGTATCTCAAAACGAGAAATAGCGCAAGAAATGCTGCTACTTCTTGAAGAAGGACACCTATCAAATGCGTTCTCAATTACAATGTCAGATTTTGACTACAATTTTGAAAGCGAAACGATTAGTAACGCTGAGATTATTGAGGTGAGCTTGGTTTTCCGCGGAGCTAACAGAGAAGCAAGGCTTTTGGCCGTAAAATCTCTGAAAGGTGATGAAATGAGCCAAGAAAAAGAAACTCCAGAAGTTTTGAAAAAAGAGGCGACAACTACAGTTTATCCTGAAGTTGTAGCAGACGATGAACCTGAGGTTGAGCAGGCTGAAAATTCAACCGAAAATAATAATTATAACGAAGAGAAAGAGGAAGAAATGGATAAAGAAATTGCAAAAGATGCTATTTCAAAAGCAGCGCCAAGTCAAGCTGTAAAGTCTTCAAGCAATTACCTTGAAACTCATGAGGCGATGAATGACTATGCGAAAATTCTTGAGAAATTCGCTGGTGCAGGCACTAACGAAGTGAAGAAAGCTTGGGCTGATCATGTAGCGCATAAAGGTATTAGTAATGTTGAGACTCTACTACCATGGAAGAGTCCAGGAGTTAGAGTCTCCTAACCCGTACTAATGTAGATATTAAAATGACTGCTTAGGCAGTCTTTATTCTATGACAGTAGTATAAATTACTAAAGCTTTTATAGTTTTGATTAATTTTATTGATATTTTGCATAAAATTTGTTCCTTTTTAGTGAGCGGTTAAAGCCGAAGAATGAGGAGGGGAAAGTCTTTTTTCTTCAGCTTGAATCGCTCATTAAAGGTTATAGATTATTTAAACAAAAAGAGTGACTGTTCGTTGCTCAGTCACTCTTTTTGGTACCGCGAGCCGGACTTGAACCGGCACGAGCGTAATGCTCACCAGATTTTGAGTCTA